CCATTTTCAGACCGAACTGTCCCATTAAAAGTTGTATTAGCCATTATATTTCTCCTGTCTTAGCTAAGTGTCAGACATAAATATATGTCTGTCAGGAAAAAGGAAAGCGACTTAAAATATCGTTTAGACGTTAAATTAATAAGCCGCCTTCCCTCAATTACCTACTTTACTTATGCTCCTGGTGAACCGTAGATACCCAGTGGATCAGAAACACCGAAAGAATAACGCTCTCTAGCTTTGTAGCGAACATTACCCGTATCGAAATCACCGTCCATTGAGGTCTCTAAAGCAGTACGCTCGAAGTGTCTCAAGCCATTAGGCACATCAGTAATGATGTAGAAGGAATCTGAGTCAGTCAAATAATGATTAACTGAGTATCCTTCTGGAACGATACCCATGCTACGGATAGCATTGATGTCGTTATCCGCCGTTGCAACTCTTTGATCTGACTCAAGAAGCCGCGTGGCAATAAACATTCCAGCAGGCGGAACAACCAAACGTCTTGGTCGAGCTGCAATCAGAAGTCCACGCTCATCAGTTAAAGCTGCAATCGTTACAATTGCTGCCTCCAACGAGGTTTCATTCAAATCAGCCGCTGTCGCAGGACGATTATCGTTCGTGCCGCCATCTACTCTCGGATGACCACCACCGCCAGTAACACCGTCACCAGATGCAGTAAAGAGGTTAACCCCGTCACCTGTCTGGTAAGAATTGGTGAAACCATTGTTAAGCGGATTAGCTGCTTTTACCTGTTTGGTATAAGCCATTGCACGGGCAAGGGCTTTGGTATAACGAGCAGATAGCGAGTCATATAAATTATCTTCCATCGCTTCTTCTGTAATTGCAAAACCCATACCAATCGTTTCATGGTTGTACCTTGCGGTATAAGCTTCCTGCGCGGTGTCGTAGGAAATTGCATTTCCTTCGTCCTTCACCGGGGCCGCTCCGAATCCGCTCAGTTTCACTTCCTCCTCGAATGAACGCTCTGACGAGGCCGTATCATAAATAACGGCATGTTCATCCTCATACTTCTCATACTCCAAACCAAATAAGGCATTAAGCCCTGGCAGGAGTTCTTTCAGCATTTGTGCTCTTGAAATAGCCATGCTAGTTCTCCTTTATATGCCTGTTACGTTGGTTAACTGATGCCCTGCGTTAAAACGAAGAATCACATCAGTAAAAGAATCACCGACCGAACTTGAGGGGCCGTCATAAAAATCAACGAGCCTTACAGGTAGCGTATTGGTGGTAGCGACTGTAGATGAATCACACGCATTCTTGCTTCGACCAATAGTCGTTGAACCTGCTGTTTGAACCACAGCAAAGTTAGCGCCTAAAGCGGTCTGAGCAATCGTAGCATCACCCTGCATCCTGAATAAAACATCAGGGTCAATCAAAATATAACCAGCAGCATCGGAAGCCGAGGTATCGGCAGGCCAAGTCTGGCTGAATGTCATTTGACTGGAGTTAGGATCTGTGTATTTACAGCCCATGAATATACCTATAGAGGTCAATGCAGTTGTTCCAGCGTCTTTTTCAATAGTTCCTGCTGCAACCAACTTCACAAAATCTCCATAAAATATAGCGGTGTCATACGCCGAGGCAATCTTGATGTGAACAACTTTTCCTGAAAAGGAGCCGCTGCTCGAACAAGTACCAATCGGTTCTGCACCATTTGGAGTCGCACTTGTAGCCATTCTGTTTTCTCCCAGAATTACGTTAAATAAAAAAAGGCTACATCCTAAAAGGACGGTTAGCCTTTACCAAAGGTTGTGCGCGTACTTTTCTCCGGTCTCAAAAGTGGCATACGCGGATCATTTTCTCTCAAATAGTTGTTATCGACTGACTCCATTTGTTTTTGTGCCAACTCCTGAAAATGCCTGTTTCTGGCATCCATTTTTTCTTTAGGCGCTTTACATAGCAATAAACCCCCAATCTCAAGGTTTCCCTTAAACTGAGAATTAATATCTGACTGAATATGCAATTCAGGATGATCTGCTTCCTTTACAGGAACCCAACCATCTCTAAACTTCTGGGACACATTTGTGTTATCTGTTTGTCCCATTGCACTGGTTCTTACCCAGCGAAATATCCAGCCATCCTGCGGATCAGGTGTTGGCAAAATTGAAGATGGAGTCCATGAATCATTACTTTCTCTAACAACTTCTTTGCGAGTGTCGTGAGACCTCGGAGTGCGCTCATCTACCATTGGTCATCTCCTTAACGAGTTGGTTGGCATATTGTGCATTGGTTAACCCAAGTCTTTTAGCGAGGTGGACTTGAGAGGGCGATAACTTCGTTTTGCGTGATTTAGCCCCATTATTCCTTGCGGAAGGAGCGACCACGGATGACGGTCGAGTAGTTGTCGAAGGCGCGGTTTGCCCATCACCGCTCACATCCTTAGATGTATTTTCCAACCACTCATATTCACTAAATCTTCCTCTCATACCCCCATCAATATATTCAAAATATTGATCTGAGTTAGGCGAAAGACCATTGTCTTTTATAGCTTCTTCATGAAGTGCATAAGCATAAGCTGTCATGCCTTTGTGTTCTTCATTACCGAACCAAGTATTTTTTTCTCCCCATTCTTTTGCCTTTGGTTCAGGCTCTGGAACAGAGTTAAAAGATTGCTGCTGTTGTTGCTGATAAGCCTGTTGCTGCTGTTGTTGATGAGCTAATTGTTGCTGATAAGCCGCTTGCTGCTGTTGCGTTGGCTGTGCAGGAAGACTTCTTTCATAACGCTCTGCCTCTTGCATCTGAGACTGAGCTTCAATCATCTTTTCCTGAGAAGATACAATATCATCAGTATTACCTTCTTCGTGAGCCTTTTTATATTCAGCTTTAGCTTTTTCTGCTGCCAGCTTTGCTTTTTCCTTAATCTGTGAAACCAATGCAGTCTCACCGCGATTTATTAAAGATTCATATTCTTTATTTTTTGCGGAAAGATTTTGGTTTTGCTGGTTAAGTTGTTGCGCCGCAGCAACCGCTTCTTCTGCAAGGCGTTCTGCTTCTCTTCTTTTAAAGGTTGCCTTATCAAGACGTTTCCTAACACTAACACTATAATTGTCTAACTCTTCATCACCAGTTAGTTCTTCAGCCGCTTTTTTAACAGGAGGTTTATCATCAACAATTTCTAAATCAAAATTAGCATCTTCATCAGCATCTTCTTTTTCTTTGGAACTTTTACCAATTTGCGTCTTAACACCAAAAAACTTATCTTCGGCTGACGTTGTTTCAACTATGGACTCTTCTAATTCGCTCATATCTTTACAATCCCCCTTGGATCTTCGACCACAGCTTCTACGCTATCGTCATTGATCAAACGAAACTCTTTTCCATGAACTAGAAACCGAGTGCCTGTATAAGAACGCATTATAATCCAGTCTCCTTTTTTACAAAATGCGCCTGTCGGGAAACGTGCAGAATCTGAATAAACATCTGGCCCCATATCCAAAACAAACCCAACAATACTCCCCACCTCTTCGGTGTGTATTGTTTGACTTGATTTGATAATTCCACCATCTGTTTTCTCATCAGGTTCTGGTAAGGCAATTAATATCTTATATCCTTTCGGTTTCGGCATCTGACTTGCTTTGCGAGCGATGGAATCTTCAATGCCAATTTCTTGAACATTGTCATCCGACTCGTTTACTGCTGCTAATGACTCAGCCATTAGATTTCCTCCTGCACTGGAAATTGGTGTCCAGAGTCACCTGCGCCACACAATATAGCGTTATGCTTGCTCAATCTTCTTTTTTAGATCAAGTAATTCTCTTTCTGCCATTGCAATGCCTTCTATAACACCGCAACAACGCGAATATTCTGAAAAGTCCTGGCAACTCCCTGTACTGATATGATCGCTTAAATCATTAAGTAACTCTCGATACTTTGTCCTTAAAACATCTAGTTCATCCATCAGAGTTCTTATTTCCCATCAGGTCTTTTGCTATGTCTCTGCCTAATTTAGCACCTTCAATCTGTTCTTTACTAGCTATTTTTTTAGATTCAAGCTGTTTCATACTATTGTCGGCTGCAATTCTAACGCCTAACTTGGCAGTTTCTATTCTTTCTTGAGTTTCTAGTTTATCTCTATCTAAGCCAGATTTATCCATAGACTTTTTTAAATCAAGCTGAATTTTAGCCATATCAGATTGTGTTTTAGCCTCAAGTTGTTGCTGCTTAATCTGTAATTCTTGTTGCTGCATCTGAATAATAGGATCTTGAGACTCTTCCATTTGTTTTTGCATCTGAGCTTCACGTTTATCTTTTCCAGTCAACTGTGCTGCTGCTGGCGCGACAAGCCTTGAAAGCCTAAGTTCAATATCTTCTGGTAATTTCTCTTCAGGGCCAGGTAACGGCACACCAAGTTCTTTTTCAATCTTAGCTCTATAAGCAAAAGCCACATGCTCTGAAATATGTGAAGCCATTGCTGCCTCTGAAACCTTTGCGGTAGGACTCTGAGACATAATTTCTATAATCTTTGGGTCTTCTATTAAAGATACATGAGTTTGAATATGAGCTTCATGGTCTTGGAAGATAAACGCCTTAACTGGCTTACCGTTAATAATATTCATATTTTCAGTTACAGGATCGGTAACTTGGGTCTCATCTTCAAGCGGTACAATCTTATCAGCATCTCTAATTCCTAGAACTTCTAGCATTTGTCTATGTAAAAGAGGTAAGTCATACATTTGAGGTGCTTGCACTGCAAGTTGTAATGCAGCCTGATACTGCATAATTCGCTGTGCCATAGTCCCAGCATTAGGATCGCTTACAGGAATGATGTCTACTTGATCATCAAAATCCTCCGCTACTAACTCCCCATTCTTAATGTCATAAGGATACTCAGATGGGCCGAAATCTCGAACAATCCCAGAAAGAATACGCAATTCCTTACGCATAGAGGCATGAAGTCTGGCCTGAACCGCACTCATTACCTTCATGGAGCGTTCCAAAATTGCCAGTGTCGTGCCAACAGGCGCTTCAGAGTTCATGTCGGCGGCTTTTACATCGCCAGCAGAGGCAAATCGCCTGCCTTCGGTAACAATATCGCCTAAAAGCTGATAAAGGACGTTGGATGGCTCTTTGTAGGGTAGAAACGTGATGTTATCCCGTATTGCGCCACCTGGAACATCAACATCCCTAAATTCACCAGGCATAATGGGCGTATCATCGCCTTTAATCCGTAATCCACGGGATTTTAAACCACCAGGTAGATTGGAAAGCGTTCCTGCATCTACTAACTGGCGTAAAATGCTGGTTGCAGACTTAGCCAAGCCACCAATCATGTGGATTAAGCCGAATCCGTAAAATCCAATACCTGGCAAATACTGATAATGTACAAAATGTTCCCGTTTCATCTTCATCGGGTCATCTTCATACCAGTTTCTGCGTATTGAGAGTATTTCACGGGAAGACTTGTCGATACTAACAACATAAGGCAAGGCTATACCCGTAGGTTCACCATATTCAGAATCCTCAAATCCAACTAGATCCATTTCTGCCTGTACTTCCAGAATGGTGTGGCGGTTATCAAACTCGTAATTAGCCGATCCGCCTGTTAGCTGGTTATATTTTCTTTCAATATCTCCGGTATCGGGACTTGGATCGGGTAAATCGATATCACTATAGAATCCTGAGACCTGTAATTTGCGTACTTCATTGCTGGTGCGCTTCATAATGTGGGTAGCGCGCTCACAAGTAACTAAATCAGAAGCTCCGTAGCTCACTACAAAGTCTTCAGCGGGTACAAACATGGAACAAGGCCGACCCATATTAGGATCGTAATACACTTTTCTGAAAGCAGATCCGGCTAAAGGTAAAGAAAACAGCATTTTTTCTGTTTCCGACCTGTATTCAGTCATTTTTTCAGTGAGTAGATAATTTAAGTAATCTCGTACCCTAGCTGATTGTTGAGATTTCTCATCTGTAACCTGACCGACTACTGATGTCTTAACAGGGCCAGCAGCAGGGAATATCTCTTGAATAGCTTGCGCTTGAAAACGCACAACAGCCTCAGTTAAAACCGGATGAAAAACACCACACGCACCATCCCAAGGCTCAGACCTGTCTTCGTTCTTTAGACCAAGAAGGTCTAATCCATTAATGTAGGTGCTTTCCCAATCAGAACGAGAATCTCTGTCAGACTCAAAAGCCCCGATTAAATCAGAGGCAATTTCCCGTAAATCATTTTCCTCCATTAAATCTGCTAGATTTTCATTATGGTCGCTATTGCCGCCCATATCACCATTAGGATCGAAATCAATTATGACTCCGCCATCAGGGGTATCAACAGATACAGATTCTGGATTTACAATGTCTATCTCAATAGCCTCTTCTTGTTCAGGCGATTGTGAAAAGGGGTCAAACCCCATAGGGCGTTCTATAGCCATTTATCCATTCCTACTAAAATTACCACCACGAGTCGCAGCACCCATTCCTCTAACTATGCCGCCATCAGACATTTTTTTAACCTTGCCGCCTTTTTCATACTTAACTTTGCCACCCTTGGCGTAAAGACCCATACTTCTTCTAGTAGTGGGTGCTTTTCTTTCTTTTTCTCTACGCTCTTCGTCTAGTACATTTTGCAATGCTTCTTTTTGTGATGCAGTTAACTCTTCTTCTTCTTCTCCAAAAAGAATACGCAATTCCTTTTCATTTTTATTCTTAATCTTGCCACCTTTTTCATACTTAACCTTGGCTTTGCCTGGCTTCTTTTTCTTGCTGTCATAATAACTTGGCATCATTTTCTCCTAGTAATAAGCTGCTCGTTTTTTAAGCATCGGCTCATCTTCTTCATCGGAACTAAGCCTTAAAAACCCGCCTTGGCGGAACCGTAACAAAGCCTGTGTACTGCTGTCCACCAGATCATCATGCTCTCCTACGGGAAAAGAGGCAAATTCTTCTATAACCATTTCGCCAAATCGAGTCTCTGGACACCAAACAACACCTGATGCAAACATATCTGCTACTGCATTTACACGCGCTACTTTATCATTCCCTCTCGATGGAGTGTACTCTGAAACAGGTATTCCCATTGCTCGTAGCTCAAATACCAATGGCGCTCCAGCAGCTTTAGCCTCAACAATACAAGCATCAGGTTGCCAGTTATTATAGAACTCCATTGCTGTTTTCTTTAGTTCTGGAAACTCCATCCGTTTTTTGTAAGCATCAAGCAGGATTATATTGGCTCTTGTAGTGCCATCTTCATCTGGCTGGTAGAAAACACCCCAAGTGGTACAAGCAGAGAAATCAGCTCTTCTGGTTTTAAGGAAAGCGGTATCCCAAGATTGAATAGTAAACTCACAATTCGGTGGATCGTCACGTTCCCAGCGTTTCCACCATTCACGCTTCACTAAAGCACCTTCCTCAGAGGTAGGGCTTTGTTGGTACTGAGCCTCCCATTTAGCAGAAGGTAATTCATTTTGCAGAGCAAGCAGTTCTTTCTGGCTCCAGAACTCAGGCCAGAGCGAGTTACCCGAAGGCATTAAGGCTGGAAATTCAATTAACTCCCAATCATCTACTCCCTCTCTTTGCGAGGATGCTTTAATAATCTTTCCTGTTAAGTC